TGCAGATGCGCCTGCTGCCGTCGCCGAGCTTGCCGCATTATCCTCTGACGTCTTTGCGGCCGTCTCGCTCGTGCCTGCCGCTGCCGCGGATGCTGATGCAGCTGATGCAGATGCGCCTGCTGCGGCTTCCTGCTTTTCTGCGAGTGCTATTATCGCAGGAATCTCTGTCTCTGAAACTTCCGTATCGCTCGATAGTGCGGCCGGCTCTACATATATGCGAAAATTGGTAGATCCAAGCCGTGTGTCTGAGCTGTCGAGCAAAACAAGTTCATACTCGGTGTAGTTAGGGAGCACTGTCATTTGGACATCGCCAGTAAGCGTCGCAGTTTTTCCTTCAGCATCGAGCGTGCACGCTTTGCTGAATCCTGTATTGTCACTTTTCGTCCCCTCGACACGCGCTGATGTTACTAGCGATACCTGATCAAATGTGCTGAGATCGAATACGATCTCAAAACTCGTGTCGTATTGGCTCATTTTTATAATTGATGGAATAGATCCGCTTTGAAAATCAGGTATTGTCGTTATTGTCTTTAGCATTTTTTCCCTCCTCTTTATTCAGCCCGTCAATAAGTTTCCCGTATGATCCGGCCTGCTCTGCCTTCAGCTGTTCTTCGGTTTCGTAGAGTGCCTGGTACAATATTCCTTTGACCAGTTCTGCTGGTAAAGCGTAGTTTTTCTTTGCATTAGATATTGATTCCAGTACTTCTCTGCGCGCAGATTCAAACAGTATGTTTGTCGGTACTTCTTTTATGTCTATGTTCATGCTTTCTCTCCCTACTATTCAATTGACGTCACGAACCCATTTTCAAAATTTATTTTTCCTTCTGTTGGACTGATGGTCGTGTGCGCAAAAAATCCCTGGCTCCACGAAAGTGCGAGCTGACGTGATACTTTTGTCAGGTCAAGCGTCGTTGATGCAGACGGCCAGTTATAGTTGATACTAGGTGGACTGTATGTCACTCCTGTTACATACGTTATATTCTGAGTCTGTGTCCATTTAGTATCGTAATTTACGCTTGTGACCACGGTGATAAATTGTGTACTAACGTATATGCTGCCCTGGCTAAGCGATATGTTTCCACCGGATAATGTAGTGGACGCGGTCGCATTTGTGACAAGTGAATCGGTGCTAAGCTGACCCGCTATATATCCGGAATCGTAGACAAGATTCTTAGTATAAGGATAGCTCCCTGTGTATCCTCCAACTTTGCCAACGTTTCCGTCAAACCATATGTATCCATCAGATCCGACCTTGATCGACGCGCCGGTCTTTTCATTATCTTTAGTAGCATATATGACTCCGTCTTTTAAGAGGAGTCCGGTCCCGTCCGTGTTCTGCAGCAGGAGTTCGCCGTTTTTAATTGTGGCTCCCTGCATGGTCACATAGCCGTCTGTATCGAGAGTAAAATTGTCACTGGTTATTGAAAGTTTTTTGCTGGATAAAGCTCCGGTTTCAAGATTCCATGTCGTATTGCCAAGTTTGTCGGCTATAATTCCGGAGCGTATCACGCTTGCATCGAGTGTGCCAGTCGTGATTAGTGATGCGTTTATTGCTCCAGACGTTATGTAGTCTGCATTAAAGTGTCCATCAATAGTCCATGCTGTTTCGTATGGACCGCTATAGCCATTCGTTGAAAATCCTATGCCATTCACGTTCATCCGGATCACATTGACTGCCGTGCTCTTATCTTCGGTGTCCATGATGAGGATCTCATTCGGTTGTCCATTGGCATTGGTGTTAAAAACCACATGTCCGCCAAGACCACCCTGAATTAGCTTTGTCGCATAGTTTATTGCATCCTGCATATAGTCTTTGTCTGAGGCTGAGACGTCGACTATATCTGATGCGTTCTTTGCTACAGCATCGCTCAGTGTGCTCTTTGCGTCTCCAATGCTAATGCTGCTGTATTTGTCGAGCAGCACATTGTAAACCGTCTTTACCACCTTAGCTGTAGCCTTCACCCCAAGACGAGCGAATATGACAGATACGGTATCGCATAGCTTTACTCGCTCAATTGCGGAAGTCTTTTTGTATTCATTTGTCTGCCAGAGAGCTACAAATGATACTGTAAGGCTCACTGATGGCGTTCCGATATTATTATCATCGATATAATTCTTAGCCCACGTCGTAAGCTCTTCGTCGGTCGGTCCGGTATAATCTGATACTCCTGTGCCTTTGAAACTGCTCGAGCAATCTACCGGTTCGACCATTTTATAGTTATACTTATCAGCATTGCTGCAGTATACAGGAGCGCTAAGCGTTCTGTACACATTTGATCCTGACTTGCTGCTTTTCCAATATGGATATATGCCAGTTACTGTAGCATCAATACTTTCTTCCTGTTTCAAGTCGGTAATGTTCTTACCGTATCTCAACGTTACTCCGTTGTTGCTTCCGCGAGAAGAATGGAGCATGACATTCCATCCATCCCATTCGAACTCACCACCGAATATGTCGATAATGGACCCGGTCGTCTTGAGCATCTTCGATTTTATTGACCCGGGCGCTTCAGATCTGAACGTGCCTTCAGCGTTATTATCAGTGGCGAAAGTAAAAGGTACTTCTGTAAGAGCGTTGTTCTTAATTGCGGAGAGCGCGTCTCCGGCAGACAAATAATCTACCGCCATTACGCCTGTTATTATTTTGGATAAACGGTATGATATATGTCTGGCATATATGGTCACATTTCCATTTATTGGCTTACTGATCTTATAAATATCAAAAGGCTGCCTGCCGCCTCCATCATGAGAGACCGCAGATATTATTCGAGAATTTAGTATGTCGGAATAATGGATGCCGGTAATCGGGTATACCATCGACAGCTCAAAGGAACCATTTCGTTCCTCAGTCACAATGCATGACAAAGCATCTGTGAGCCTTCCAATACCATTCGTGGTAAATTCAGTTTCCGTACTTTCATAAAGGATAGGAATCATAAAGTCCACCATCTTGGTGTCAACTGTAACTTACTGATACCGGTTCCGAGCACAATGCCGTTTTTCCCAGAGGCCAATGTAGGAAAGCTGTCACTCGCCAACGCAATAAGGCTGTTGCAGTTCTCGCTGTTCCTGTAGGCGTCCTGGGCGTCGCAATCAATATCTATATAATTGTTCTCATTGCCAGAAACAACAAGCGTATGCACGCCAATCTCAATTTGTCCATTGCCGTATACTCGCATCATAGGCTTGGACGGCTCCTGCGTTGGGTTGTAGATTGTCCTGTCTGCTGTTATTGTAATTTCCGATTCGCCGCTTTTAAGGAATAATTGCGGTTTGCAGTCGAACTTAATAGTAAAACTCCCGGCGCTGTACATTCGAAGAAGCTTTACAGTGTTGTTTAATTCGCAGAACGCAAGACGAAAGAAATCCGGCCTCACACTATCCTCGAGCCGAGCGTAGTCTTCAGCAGATCCTATCCACGAGATAAGACCGGATAGATTCTGCTGGAAGTTCTTTCGTATGTGCACGTCATAAGATATAGTCACATTCTCGTATCTGTTATTTGAAATGCACACATCTCCGTTTCTTCCTGGTACGGTCTGCACCGTGAAGGATTTTTTTGGAGACGAGAATACATTTGCAGTTTCAATGACTACTCCATACTCCTTACTGCTTTTTCCATTGAATACAAATTCATCCATCAAGCTGTCACCGCCTTACGTCTCAGGACTTCATCGTTGAGCTCTTCTTCAATTCTTTCCACGAGTTCGTCTATATTTTCGCCTGCCTGCTGATATATCTGTATCGTGACATCTCCCAGTGAAATACTATTATCAGCTTTTGTCACCGCATTGGTGATCATAGTCTTAAGGCTTTCTGTTCCTACGACGGCTTCAGATCCAGCCTCGCCTCCGGCAAGAAGTTTGCCGCCGGACATCCCGAATATTGTGGGAGAATTGAGGACCATACCATTATCCATTGCTTTACGGTACCAGCTGACAGACATTGATGGTACCGATGGCGGATTGAGCGAAAAGCTCCCCGATATGGAGAAATGCGGCATCTTGATCTTAGGTATCTCGATTTTCATTCCCGCAAACGTCGCAGTAACATTCTTGGTAGTGGTCTTTGACTGCGTTTCCAGATTCCCCAGCTGTGCTTTGCTCTCTCCCACTGACTTCGCCAGATTTGTACTCATGCCACTCATGCTGGTCGACATGGACGCAGCTGAAGATGATGTCGTTCCTGCCGTCTGCTCAATAGTGTCTGCAAGGTTGTTAAATGAAGTCCGCTCATTTTCTGTAGCATTTACCGCTGCGTCTCGCAGAGCAGTCACGGCTTCCTGTGCTGTTGCGGAACCATTGCGATATGCATCTACAACAGCCAGCGCATCGGTAGATGCCTGTGCTGCCTGCTCCTGCGTTTTATGTGTCACATCGTAGATTGTAGCGCCCAGCTCCTTAAGCTTTTCATCGAGCCCGGTAACCTGCAATATGGCAGTAGTGAATTCAAATGATGCCGCGAATGTGCCTACTGCAAGCCCAGCGGCTCCAAGTTTACTTGATAACGAGTCAAGACTCGTAATATCTGTCTTAAGAAATGAGCTAAGACCGCCGCCGGTTTTTACGTTGTTGATAGACGTTCCCAAATCATCAACAGAAGTCTTTGCTGTTCCAAGGCTCCCTAGCTTTCCGACTAGATCCCCGACTCCACTCGTCACTTTCCCTATCGTTGTTACCATTGTTCCAAACACAGAAATAACAGGGCCGACCGCTGCTCCAACGAGCGCTGCCTTAACGATGAACTCTTGTTGCCCATCGTCAAGTCCGTCCCACCCGTCCTTTGCGTCTTTAAGTATTCCGCTTAAGTCTGTCATTATGTCTGCAAGCATGGGACCAACTGTTTGGAATAGCTCATACCCTACTTCTTTCAGCTGGTTCATCGTTGTAGTCATCTTATCAGCTGGATCCTGCGTTTCCTCGAAAGTCTTAGAGACGGAATCTCCGCTTTCTGTTGCAGCTTGTGAAAGATCATTGAATGACAGTGTGCCCGTAGAGCATGCATTGTATATTGCGCCGCCGGCTTTTTGGCCAAAAAGATCATAAGCGGCCTGAAGCTTTTCTGTGTCAGACTTGTTGCTTGCCATTGTCGTTGAAAATCCTGACAGTGCACTATCGAGCGATACACCTTCATCTGTGGCAGCCTTCATTGCTTTTTTAAGGCCTGTCATAGCTGTTGACGTGTCAAGCCCTGACATTTCAACACTTCCAAGGAACTGCGCAGATTCGTCAGCGCTCATTCCCATCTCTTTGAGTTGCGCTGCATTCTGTGAAAGATCCTGAGATAGCGAGTCAACTGATATTCCTGTTTTTTGACTTACGCTGTTAAGCGTGTCCAGTATTGATCCAGCATCTTCTGCCTTTAGGCCAAATGATGCCAGTATTTTTTGAACATTATCGACTGATGTAGTTACATCCGTATCGTTGATCTGTGCGAACTTAAGAAACTGGCTCGAAGTATCCTCAAGCGCTTGACCGGTAAGGCCGAGCTTCGTGTTCACTTCGCCAATAGCTGATCCGGCGTCGTTAAAGCTTACGGGAATTTCAGTAGTGATGTTTTGTACACTGTCCTGCATTGCGGAAAGAGCATCTCCAGTAGCTCCTGTCTTTGTGGTAACTGTATCGAGACCTTCGTCTACTTCTTTCCATGCCGCATAAGAGGCGACGCCGATCCCAGCTACTCCAGCCGTCACGGTCTTAGTGAGCGTTCCGCCAATCGTTGACATTTTATCGCCAACGCTCTGGAGCTTAGATCCCCACTCTTTTAATTCGGCAGAATGTGTCTTTATTGAGGCTGTAACATCGTCAAGCTTAGACTTGTAGTTGTTGAGCGATGCCTGTGCCGTGTCTAGCTGAGATTTTTTCTTAGATATTGCATCGGCGTTGGCATTTTCATCGTTCTTCATCTCTTCGAGCTGAGATGACAATACCTGCACTTTTTGCGTGTATGACTCCGTCATCTGGGTCAGATACTTTTGCTGGTCTGTGAGCTTCTTTGTTGCGGTTGTATTATTGTCATATCCAGACTGCGCCAGTTTCAGCTCTGACCTTGCTTCTTTTGTCGCATTAGCGCAACCTTTTAACGCTGACTGGTAATCTTGTGCGCCTTCTGCCGTAAGTTGTAACCCTACTCTTTTCAGCTCTGACATATTATTTCCTCAAAAAAGTCATTATCATTTCACGCATCATCGCGTCCTTGTAAGCATTCTCATAAATTACGCTTACGAGTTCGTGGAAGTATCCGAGATTGAGTGCTTTGTTGACCGCTTCTTCTGGGTCTGCGTAGCATCTGTAGATTGCATCGAGATATTCAGCCCGCGCGAACTTCCCATCAATCGCGCAGCAGCCGTAAAAAAATCAGAAAACTCCTCACGTCCTATATAGCGGTCAAGCAGGTCAATGAACTCTATTGCTCCCATATTCTGAATTTCGTCGACAGATGTCCCTGTTGATTCTGCCAGTAGCTGGAACAAACTTCCTTTGCATTCAGGCAGATGGCTCAATAAGACATCGACTACTTTTACGTCGAGATTGCCTATGACTTCAAGAGCCGCCAGCTCCGCTGCTCTCTGACCGTCGGTCCATTCTTTGCGCGGAAGAGGCACTACTTCGCCGCCTTCCATCTTTGTCGGCGATTTATAGGCCAGTGCCTGAATCGTATTTGTATCAAAACTATTCAGGAAGTCGCTTATGCCGATGTTTCGAATGATTTTAGCCATTAGGAAGACATCATTTGCGTTAATTGGCCTCAAATTAAAAGCGGGAGCGGTGTTGGCCGCTCCCTTACTGTTATTCTTTACCATAAGCTACCTCTTAGCCCGTTGCAGTCGTTGTTTCGAGAGCTTTTGCCGCATCAAACGTGGTGAGCGGTACGGCAAAGAACGTGTCCTCTGTGACCATCTTTGCTGCTTCGTCCGATGTGTCCATTTCTACCTTGATGTCAGCTGCATCGTTGAACTGATAGGCTTTGATTGTCAGCGTTTTGTTCTGGTCCTTGTGCTTGTCTTCGCTGGTCTCTGTCTTATCATCGTTGTCGGTAAGCTTGCATTTTGGATACCATCTGAGCAGCTTTGAGCCATCCTTGTTGATGATCGGGATGCCATACGCGAACCAAGGCCTTGTACGAAGGCCGCCAGACATGATAATGCCCGAATCAACTGTATCGCCACGCAGCTT